CCCGGGGGCCGAACCCCCCCCGCCCGCCCCCCCCCGGGGGCCCCGCCCCCCCGGCGGGGCCTCCACACCCATCGAAAGGACCAACCATCATGACCACCCCCGAACTGCCCGAGTTCGCCTACAACGTGCAGACCCGCGCCGCCCGCATCGGCTCCCAGATCGTCCTCCCCGTCGACGGCATCAGCCAGACCACCAACGGCTACGGGCGGCACTTCATCACCCTGACCATCCCGGTGTCCTGCGTCATCGTTGAGGACGATCCGACCGGACCCGTCAACCCAGCTAACCCCTTCGTCACCCTCGACCTCTGAAAGGACCAAGACAATGACCGAGAACAAGATCATCGAGCAGATTCGCCAGCTCCTGCGTATCGCCTCCGACCGGGGCGCGTCCATCAACGAGCGCGAGCTTGCCCAGCGTCGCGCCGAGCGCCTCATGGTCCGCTACCGCATCGAGAGTCTGCCCGAGGGCGACGCGCGCGCCAAGGACGAGGACATTACCTCGATGGAGGTGGAGATCAAGGGCGGCTCCGCGTCGATGGCGCGGGCCATCGTGGACGGCCTCGCCACCCTCGCCCGCGCGCTGGACTGCTTCTGCTCGTGGAGGACGTACAAGCGGCACACCCTCGCCACCATCGTCGGCACCCGCTCCGACCTCGCATACGTCAGCGAGTTCTACAACGCCGCCGTGATGTCCTACCCGTCGATGCTGAAGGATCGCCTGCGCTACGAGGACTTCTACAGTGAGTCCGAGCGTCGCAGGTTCCGTCGCTCCTACGTGATGGGTTTCTTCCAGGGGATCGCGGACAGGATCGAGATCGCCACGAGGGAGGAGACGACCTCGACGGGTCAGGACCTCGTGCTGGCCTCCCGCTATCAGCGTGCTGAGGCGAAGGCCAGGGATGGTGTGAACATTCGTCCGGCGCGCGGCCTCCTGATCGACCGTGACGGGGAGGCGAGCGGCGAGCGCGACGGCTACGTGTCCGGCATTGGCTGGATGGGTGAGCGCCTGGACGGGCCTCGCGTGGGTATTGCCGCGTCCTGACCACCGCGCCCCGCCGCCTTAGCGCTTTGTGTTGCGAAGGGCGGCGGGGTGCCCTATACTAAACATGTCACCGCCCCGGTGACCCCACCTCCGAAAGGACCAACTACCATGAACACCAAGTACACGCTCGCCTGTTTCGGCATCACCGTGGGCCTTGCCGTCGCAGCCGCTGCGGCCCCTGCGCTCGCGGCCCCCACCAGCCCTGAGCCGATCAGCGCCCAGGTCACGAAGGCCACGTCCGCGTCGCGCCAGACCACAAGCGAGGTGACCGTTGAGGGCACCTGGGCCACCCCGCGCCTGACGGTCGGCTCGACCCTCACCGTGGCCAGCGTCGACGGCGGCTTCAACTGGCGCGCGGGCTTCCCGTTCACGCTGGACGACGGCACCCGTATTGGTGAGTGCGTCGCCGACCAGTCCACGCTCACCTGCACGGTGACCGAGGTGCCCGAAGTGTGGGCCGCGAAAGAGAACGTGTCCGGCACGTTCCATGCTCGCGCGCAGCTCACCGATAAGGCGGTGGGCACTGAGTCCACCCAGATCACCCTGAATGGCGAGACCGTCCGCACGCTCGTGTGGGGCGACCGTGAGGGCACCGGCACGTGCAGCAACGACTGCGCCAGCCCGGCGCACTACGAGTACGCCCGCCCCGAGACCGTGAAATACGGGTGGACAAACGCCAATAGGTCCATCGGCTGGGGCATCCAGTGGAAGATCGACCCCGGCACCGAGTACACGATCACAGATGAGACCAACGCCCTGCACGCGGCGGTGAAGTGCTCGACCGGCCCCACGTGGGACCCCAAGACGACGAGCTGGACGGACGGCAGGCTGGACGACACGAAGCACACGCTGACCTTCACGCCCCCGGTGGGCGCGCTCGTGTGCGTGACTTTCCCGGATGCGACGAAGCCCGTCGAGGGGCAGACCACCTACACGAACAAGGCGACAATCAACGGCGCGTCTCTCGAAGCGACCGCGACCGTGAAGGCCTCGGGAGGCACGGATGGCGACGGCACCGTGAAGCCCACCCCCGCGCCTGCGCCCACTCTGACGACTGAGCCGACCCCTGCGCCCACTCCGACGACTGAGCCGACCCCTGCGCCCACTTCGACGACTGAGCCGACCCCGAAGCCGACACCCACGCCCACGCCTACTCCGACGACGGAGACGACCCCGAAGCCCGAACCGAAGGCCGACGCACAGCCCGCCCCCGCGCCCACGACGCGCCTCGCCCGGACCGGCGCGACCCTCGACGGCATCGGCGTTTCCCTCGTGACCCTTCTGATCGGCGCGGCGCTCGTCATCGGCGGGCACATCATCGACCGCCGATTCACCAAGTAACACCCCCGCCCGGTGGGGCCGCTGGACTGTCGGCGGCCCCACCCCTTGAAAGGATCCATCATGCTGAACTTCCACGCCCTCGAGGTCAACAGGACCACTGGAACCGTCTTGCTCGACGGCTTCCCGATCACCACCATTGGGGAGATTCAGCCCCACCTGTCGGAGATTGACGGCTTTCTGTCCGTGACCGTCACCCTCCCTCTGTCTTCGATCACAGTCAAGAATCCCAGCGGGTCTGTCCGCGTCGATGCGCCCGAGGCGGGCGAGTGAGCGCGCCCCTGCGCCTCCACCCCTACCAGCAGGCGGCGGTGGCTCACCTTCGGGCGCACGACCGGGCGGGCCTCTGGCTCGACATGGGCCTAGGCAAAACCGCCTCGGTCCTGTCGGCCCTGGAGGAGCGTCACTTGCCAGCTCTCGTGACGGCCCCGGCGCGCGTGACCCGCGACGTGTGGCCCGAGGAGGCCACCAAGTGGAGGCCGGACCTGCGTGTGGTTCCCGTCGTGGGCACTCCGGCGCAGCGGGCCGCCGCCTGGGCCACCGACGCTGACGTGTACGTCATCTCCCACCAGCTCCTGGGGGAGGCGGCGCGCCAGCCACACGGGTGGGAGACCTTCATCCTGGACGAGGCCAGCGGCTTCAAGAACCACCAGGCGAAGCGGTGGAAGGCGGCGCGCCTGATCGCCAAGACCGCCTCCTGCGTGTGGGAGATGACCGGCACTCCGTCCCCTAACGGCCTCCTCGACTTGTGGGCGCAGATCTACCTCCTGGACTTCGGGGAGCGCCTCGGGCGCACGATCACCGGCTATCGCCGTCGGTACTTCATGGAGGCTGGTCGCCTCCCGTCTGGCGTGGTCACCGGCTACACGCCTCGCCCCGGCGCGTCCGAGCGTATTCACGCGCTCCTGGAGGACATCTGCTTGTCGATGGGCACGGAGGGTCGCCTCCAGCTCCCGCCGCTGACCATGAACAGGATCGAGGTCGAGATGCCGGCCTCTGCGAAGCGGGCCTATAAGGACATGGCGACGCAGCTCGTCGCGGACCTGTCCCTCCTGGGCGGGGTGCGGCACACCGCATCGACCGCCGCCGTCGCGTCCAACCGCCTGAGCCAGATCAGCGCTGGGTTCCTGTACGATGACGACCGAAACGGCTGGGACTGGCTGCATCACGCGAAGCTGGACGCGCTCGCGGAAGTCATCGAGGGCACCGGCTCCCCCGTCCTCGTCTTCTACCGTTTCCAGGCCGAACTGGAGATGATCCAGGAGCGATTCCCCGAGTCCGTTCACGTGAGTGAGTCTGGCGCGGTGAAGCGGTGGAACGCTGGCCGTATCCCGATTCTGCTCGCGCATCCGGCCAGTGCCGGGCATGGCCTGAACCTCCAGCACGGCGGGCACACCATCGTGTGGACCAGCCTCCCCTGGTCGCTGGAGCAGTGGCAGCAGGCCAACAAGCGACTCCAGCGGCAGGGGCAACAGCACTCCGTCGTCGTTCACGTGATCGAGTCTCGCGGTACGCTGGACTCGAACATCCTCCGGGTGCTCGATGGCAAGGCCGGTGTCCAGGCCGCGCTCATGGAGCACCTCGAAAGCCTCATCTAGCAGGAAGGACCAAGAACAGATGAGCACCAAGACTTCCGCCGATCTCACTCTTGACCTGTCGGTCGCCCCGTCGGTGTCGTCGCGCAGGTGGGAGGCAGCCACGCTGACGTGGGAGCGCCTTGTGGATCGCGCCCACAACCCGGAGTCCGTGAAGGATTGCGGCGGGTACGTCGCCGGTCGCCTGAAGGGCACGGCCCGCCGGAAGGGCCAGGTGGAGTATCGTAGCGCGGTGACGTTGGACGCGGACGCGGCCTCCGAGACCCTGCCCGCCGTCGTCGCGGGCCTCGGACTTCGCGCCCTCGTCCACTCGACGTACAGCCACACCCGCGCGCACCCACGGTACCGCGTGATTATCCCGATCATGGGACCCGGATTGAGCGAGGAGGAGTATCCTCGGGTAGCCCGCGGACTGATCGAGGCGCTGGGAGAGGCCCAGTTTGACCCCGGATCGACCCAGCCGGAGCGCCTGATGTTCTGGCCTGCGACGGCCACGCCGGACGAGTACGAGGCGCAGGAGTGCCAGGGGGAGACGGCGACCGCGCAGGGCCTCCTCCGCGACTTCGGAGGGCTTGGCCCCACGCCTGACCACATGCCCGGCTCGAAGCGAGACCCATTCGGCCTGCCCGGCGTTGCTGGGGCCTTCAACCGCGTGTACGACATGGCGCGCGCCGTCGAGACCTTCCACCTCCCCTATGACCCGGTGGAGGGCGAGCCGACCAGGTGGCACTACACGCCCGCCGAGTCCGAAGGCGGCGTGATCGTCTACCCGGACGGCTACGTCTTTTCCAACCACGCCTCCGACCCGGCGTATGGCCGCGCACTGTCCATGTTTGACCTTGTGGCGCTTCACGTGTATGGCGGGGAGGACCGGGCGGCTGGCGTGCCCCAGTCCACGGCCCCGGCGGATCGCCCGTCTATCCAGCGTGCTATGTGTGAGTTTGCGGCGCGTCCGGAGATCGTCACGGAGCTGGTGGGCGCGGACTTCGCGCCGCTCGACGGCGACGAGACCGAGGGCGGCGAGGCGGGCGCTCGCGGCCTCCCCGAGTGGGTCCTGGAATTTCACCTCCACCCCAAGACCGGAAAGCCCCTTGACGATGTGCATAACTGGGACCTCCTCATGAAGAATGACCCGATGCTGCGCGGCCTCGCCCGAAACGCTATGGACCTGACGACGGTCACGCGCCGCCCGTTCCCGTGGCGGGCCGTGGAGGCGGGTAAGGACGACGCGCTCACCAACGCCGACCGCGCGCAGATCAGCGCCCATCTCCAGCGTGCCTACAACATGCCCCGCCCCGCGCAGGAGCAGCTTAACGGTGTGATCGACATGGTGGCGCAGGACAACGCTTTCCACCCCGTGGTCGAGTACCTGGAGGGCCTTGAATGGGACGGCATCTCGCGTGTGGAAACGTACTTGCCGGGCGCGCAGGATGACTACACGCGACGGGTGGCTCGCCTGGTGGCGGTGCAGGCCGTGGCCCGCGCCCTCGACCCCGGCGTGAAGGTGGACAACTGTCTCATCCTGACCGGGCGGCAAGGCCTGGGCAAGTCGTGGTTTGTCGAGACGATGGCACGCGGGTGGACCTGCACTCTCGGACCCATCGAGGGTAGCGGCCTGCGCGATACGGTCATGGCAATGACCCGCTCCTGGGTTACCGTCGCGGACGAGGGCTTCGCCATGAAGAAGGCGGACGCGGAGACCCTGAAGCAGTTCGTCACGCTCACGCACGACGTTATCCGCCTGCCCTACGCTAGGGAGCACGTGAAGCTCCCGCGCCGACAGGTTATCTGGGGAACCACCAATGATGCCGTCTTCCTGCGCGCGCAGGAAGGCAACAGGCGCTTCCTCATCGTGGAAGTGGCCGAAAAGCTGGACTTCGGTAAGTACTCGGACGAGTACGTGAACCAGGTGTGGGCCGAGGCCGTCCACATCTGGAAGACCAGCCGCGACCAGTACGGCCTGAAGGACAACCCCGAGCTGTTCCTGTCCGCGTCGGAGGAGGCGGAGGCGGAGTCCGTGCGCTCGATGGCGACCGAAGAAGACTCCATGACCGGCCTCATCCAGGCCTACCTGGACACCCTCGTCCCCGAAAACTGGGCCGACATGTCGCCCGAAGAACGTATCAGTTGGCTACGCGACGAGGAACAGGGTATAGTGAGTGGCACGCACCCAATCGATGTGGTGTGCTCGCTTGAAATCTGGGAGATAGCGCTAGGCCGTGAGCGCGGGAAGCACTCGCGTGTGGACATCCTCCAGATCACCAACGCGCTGAAGCAGCTACCCGGCTGGTTCGGTCCTATGCCGAAGCCGACCAGGCTCCCGTTCTACGGGCCTCAGCGCGTGTTCACCCGCCCGGACGAACCCACCGACCCGAGCGGCTCGACCGAGCAGCTCATCTAACCGATCACCAATCAACAAGGAGAACAGGATCATGGAAATCAACATCACGCTGGACGTTAAGGGCGCGACCGTGGAGGAGGTGCAGTGGCTGGCCGGTCTGCTGGCCGCGCAGCGCAGCGCTCCCGCGCCGATCACCGTCGACGTCGAGAAGGCCGCGCCCACCACCGAGGTGGAGGACAAGCCCGCCCCGAAGAAGACGGCGAAGAAGCCCGCCGCCAAGAAGACGGCGGCGAAGAAGGCGGACCCCGAGCCGGAGCCGACCCC